GTATTACAGTCCAGAAACGGGCAAAAGTATAAAAGGTAATTTATCAGAATTATCTAAGATGATTTTAAGCAATTACAAAAGGTTTTTTATCTAATGAGAAGCAGAAATTTAAGTAAACGTATAGAAATCTGGCAAACGTCTAATGTAGCAGATGGGTTTGGTGGTAACACTATTGCAGAAACTTTAATAACTTCATCTTGGGCGGAAATAGTAACGCTAAACAATACAAACAGAAGCACAGATATAGGTGTTACAAGTGCAACCAATACAATAAAAGTAAGGCTTAGGAAAAGAAATGATATTACTTACAATAGTGTAAACCAATATTTAAAATACAGAGGTTTTAAATACATCATAAAAAATCAGCCTTTTAACGTTGGTTTTAAAGATGATATAATAGAAATATTAGCAACTAAAGAAGAAATTAAAAGTGTTGCTGAAATACAGCCGATATAATGACTGTAAGAGGACTAAGCAAGGTTTTAAAAGACTTAGATAAGTTTGGTAAAGAAGCAGATAAAGGAATTGATACTATTACAAAGGTTAAATCCGTAGATATTGCAGCAGATGCAAAGGCTTTAGCACCTAAGAATAATGGAAAGCTAGCGCAAAGTATAATAACAACAAAGGTTGAAAAAGCAGATTATAAAGTTATAGTGAACTCTTCCTATGGTGCTTATGTAGAGTTCGGAACAGGTGCAAAGGTAAAAGTACCAGCAGAATTAAGTGCGATGGCTGCACAGTTTAAAGGAAAGAAAGCAGGTTCTTTTAATGAGGGTTTAAGGGCTATTAAAGATTGGTGCAGAAACAAAGGAATAGAAGAAAGTGCTGCATATCCTATTTTTATGAGTATTTTAAAGAAAGGGCAAGAGCCACAGCCTTTTTTATATCCAGCTTTTGTAAAAGGTCGAAAGCAATACGTGAACGATTTAAAACACCTACTAGAAACACTAACTAAAAAAGTATGATTAAGCAATTACCAGACAAATACATAAGGAAAGCAGTATTTAGTGCCGTTAATAATTTAGTAGTTGATTCGCTTACAATTCCTGCATTTGATAGCAGGGTTTCAGGCAATATAATACCACAACATTTTATTCTAATGACAACGCAAACAAGCCAAGTAGATCAAATGACTAAATGTGGTGATGTTTGGCAAAGTTCTATTTTAATTGATGTTGTAACTACTTACGATGGTAGCGGAAACACAGGTAGCCGTTTACTATCTGAAAACATAATAGACGCCGTTAGAAGTGCTACAAATAACTTAATTTTAGATGAAAGTAGTGATTTAAAAGTACAGAAACAAACACAGGATTTTCCTAACGATATTGTAACAGTTACGGAAAACGAAAACATATTTAGAAAATTAATGCGTTTAGAATTAACCATTAATTAACCACATACTTTTCCTCGGAGTATTTATTTTTTTTTAGTTTTTTTTTCCTCACTATTAACGTAGTGAGGTTTTTATATTTACAATATAAATTATAGCTATTAATATCGCAATTCAAATAGTTTAAGACTATCTTTGGGTTATAATCATAAAAATATACAAAAATGAGTACTTTTATTAAAGGTGATGCTGTTATTCTGTCTATCTGGGATGGGTCAGCTTATTTACCTGTTGGGTGTCTAACATCAAACTCTTTAAGCGTTACAAGAAACGTAATTGAAGCACAAACGAAATGCGCACCAAGTCAAATTATTAGACAAGCTGGCTCGACAAGTTCAGAAGTTTCTTTTGAAGCGACTTATATCAAAACAGATAGTTCTAAGACAGATTTTAACGCACTTTTAGAGTTTATAAACGTTGCGCAAGGAACTACACAAGATTGGAAAATGACAAGCGACCAAGACGCGCCTGTTGCTTATTATGGCTCTGCTGTTCTAGCTGATTTAGAAATTTCTGCGGCTGCTGGTGATGAATTTGCTACATACAGCGGAACACTACAAAATAGCGGTTTAATTGTAACGGCAGACCCAAACGCATAATATGACAAATAAAATTAAACTAAATATTGAGGGCAAAGAACTAGGTTTCCATTTCGGACTTGGTTTTTTAGGGGAATTATTAGATAATTCAGATATTACAATAGAAAGTATAGAATCGGATATACAAAACAATCCTTTTAAATCTATACCTAAACTAATGCACACATCTTATGTTTATAATTTAAAAAGGCAAGAAAAAGCATCTGAACTAAATTTTTTTGAATTTTTAGATTTGTTAGATAGTGCAGGTGGTATTAATTGCGAAGGTGCTTTATTGTTTATAGATGCTTTTGGAAAAAGCATGAATAAGGATGTTCCTGTAGAAAAAAACAAGATACCAAGTTCGGGAAAGAAGAAAGCGAACCCAAGAAAGTAGATTGGGCAAGTGATATCATTTCCTTTGCTTTAGGCGAATTAAACGCACCGTCTTTGTCTTACGTGTACGATATGACTTGGGCGGAGTTTTGTATAAGGCAGCACGCTTATAGACGTATTCAGAAGAACGATTGGTATAAAGTTAGGGAAGTAGCTTATGCTGCCCTTATAGGGTCGCATATTGACCCTAAAAAATTACCAAAATCTAAAGATAAATTTATTCCTTTAGATAACGAAGTTAGCCAAGGTTTAAGCGATGCAGCAAGGACTGCTATTTTAAACGCACAAAAACAATATAATAAGAAATAAAAATGGCAGAATTAAGCGTAGAGATATCAGCAAAAATAGATAAATTATTATCTGAATTAGGCAAGGCTAAGAAAGGCTTAAAAGGTATTGGTGCGGCTGCTGAAAGATTAACCGAAAAATTAAAAAAGGTTGGCGGTAAAATGAGCGAAATAGGCAAAAGTATGGCGGTTAGTTTAACTGCTCCTTTAGTTGCTTTTGCTGCAATAGCCGCCAGATCGTTTGCCACTTTTGAAACGGAATTATCTAAAATAGAGGGTTTGGTAGGTATTGCAGGAAGTAAAGTTGCTGTAATGGGTGAACAGGCTTTAGTAATGGCTAGTAAATTTGGTAAATCTGGTAGAGAAGCAGCCGAAGCCTTGTTTTTTATAACGTCAGCAGGTTTAAGAGGTCAGGTTGCAATGGATGTATTAGAAGCGTCTTTAAAAGCATCTGTTATCGGTTTAGGTGATACGAAAACCGTTGCGGATTTAGCAACAAGTGCAATGAACGCTTACGGAGTTAAAGTCTTATCTGCTGCACAGGCAACCGATATAATGACCGCTGCGGTTAGGGAAGGTAAATTAGATGCTGCTACTTTGGCTGGTTCAATGGGTAGGGTTTTACCAATTGCCGCCGCAATGGGTGTTAAATTTAATGAAGTAGGTGCTGCGTTTGCTGCAATGTCTAGGACGGGAACAAAAGCAGATGAAGCCGCAACACAATTAAGAGGTATTTTATCAAGTCTTTTAAGTCCAGCAGCGGAAGCTGAAACAGCTTTAAAAGAACTTGGATTAAGTTCTGATGGTCTACGTAAAAATATAGCGGATAAAGGATTATTAAACACGCTTGAATTATTAACAGAAAAATTTGATGGTAATTCAGAAAAGGCTGGTTTAGTTTTTGGTAATGTTAGGGCATTATCTGGTGTTTTAGATTTAATGGGAAAAAACGTTGGAGAAACTAGAAATATATTCTCTAAAATGAATAATACCCTAGGGGACACAAATAAAGCCTTTGAAGTAACGGCAAAAACAGCAGGCTTTAGGTTTAGCGTTGCTTTAAAAAGTGTTCAAAATTCATTTATTAAGATAGGTAAAGTTATTTCTGAAACCTTTTTACCTATTGTGGAAAAATTAGGTTTATTTTTAGGTAATTTATCTGAAAAATTTACTGCATTAAGTCCTGCAACTAAAAAAATTATTGTAGTAGTTGCTGCACTTGTTGCAGCAGTTGGCCCTTTATTAATTGCTTTAGGGTTTTTATCTACTACATTAATACCAGCACTAATAACAGGGTTTGGTTTATTATTAACGCCAATAGGCTTAATAAGTGCAGCAGTAATAGCTTTAGGGGTTGTTATTTACAAAAACTTTGATGCTATTATATTAAAAATATCTGAATTTTATAACTCTTTTGTAGATGTTTACAACCAAAGCACT